TTTTTGATTTGAAATCATTTTTGTGAACAACGAATCAAAATCATTGTCAGTATACAAACATTCAGCCGTCAATTCCCATGTGATGTTGCCAACAGCAGTTGAACCCCACCAGCCATTATCTTTTGACTTTGTGTCAATTGTGTTACCAGTTAAAGTCAAAGTGTGTGATGTAGCATAGGCAAGTGCACCATTGTCCCAATCCCACATCTGTATTTGGTCGCCTTTCAATATTTTTTTGCCCATGTGCGTAATATAATATTTTTTGAAAAATAGTGGGCACAAATGTGCCCACTCTAATCATTTAAGCGCCAGCTTTTGTCAATGCGCCACTACCTGTGAATGTTGCAGAATAAGTTGCATTTTCACCTGTGTTTGCGTTTACTGTCAATGATGTTAAAACAGCTTTACCTGAACGATAATCTGTTTGACTTGGTGTCCATGCTTGCACTGAACCGCCTGTTGATGCCAAACCATTCACATCGTAATTTGAAGCCTTTGCAAATGCAACGGTAATAGGTTCAGCGGTAACCATCATGTCAAATAATTTGTCATAATCATCATCAGTGTAAAGGTTTTCTGTGGTAATTTCCCACGTGATTGAACCAACTTCTGATGCACCCCAGAAGCCATGGTCTTTACTAGAAACATCTACTGTGTTACCAGTGATTGTCAAAGTATGAGATGTAGCATATGCAAATGCATTGCCTTGTGCATCAAACAACATCAATTCATCACCTTTAATTATATTTGCCATATTAAAATACCGATATTTTTATGAATTTTGTATTGTTATAGTAAAAATAAGCTCTTGTATATAAGCATCATTGAGATAACCTTCTGTTGAAGAGGTTAATCTCATTTGTGTGATATTGATTGTGTCATCGCTATAACGATGCCCTTCCAACCAATTTCTAATTTCATTTGCGATTTCAATTGAACCAAAATAGTTGTCATCAACAACAATCAAACTGACAGTTATTTGGTCTTCATATATTCCGTCTTTTGATGAAAAGTCGTTCATTCCTGTTCTTCTAACCACACAGAACGGAAATTTTGTTGACAATTTTGCGTCTATTGGAAAAAACTGTTTGATAGATATTTTTGCCATCAATGTTTTGTCCTGTTCAAGAATTGTTCTTATGTATTTAGTTATAAGTAAACTGTTTTTCATGATTTGTTGATTTCATCTATTGCGTTTTGTATTGCTGCTTCTATTTCGGACATTGCGATTGTGTCAGATGACGCTTTTACACTTTCAAAGAAATAAGCAGGTCTAATACTGCCATAAGTTTTCCCATTTTTTGATTTTCGTGGTTTTGTTCCACCTTCAAAAAATCTAAGTCGCCATGTACCATCATTGTGTTTTGTGTCACCTAAAATATGAACAAAACCTGTCGCAGCACCTTTGTACATATAACCTCTTGCACCTTCAATCAATGGCACACCATATTTTTTTGATGATGTTGAATTGAACCATGATGAAGAAATGTTTGAACGTGTTGAGTCTATTAATTTATTGATTGCCTCACTTACACCGTGTCTTGCTGCACTCATCAACCTTTTGTCCGTTTTATCAAACAATCCTTTGAAGAATGTTTCAATTTGCGGTGCTGCTTCTATCAATTTTACCGTTTTATTCATTTACCAATTCAGCATTTATTGTTTTTTGATTTAACACCCTATCTTCGTCAATATTAAGAATACGATATTGTTTTCCTTTCCAAAGTATTCTATCAAAATCATCAACATTCACATAACGGCGCATCACGAAACGGTAAGTATGTTCGTAAAACACTTCGTTGTTTGTGTCTGCTCTGCCACCAGATAATGGGGTTACTTCTGCTCTTGTTTTACAACAAGGTTTGTAATAATCTACCGCCTCACCATATTCATTGGTGGAAGAAACTAATTTCAATATTTGAATAGGTTCAAAAAGAATTCCAGCACGCATTGTTTAGTATTGATTATTTTTATAATCTTTATATGGGAACAATAAATATTTGTATGAGAATGGTATCTCAGTCGCATTTGCAAATGCCACACCTTCACGATTTTGATATAAGTTTCCGATGAGCAATAACATTGCGTGTTTTAATGGCATTGGCAAATTTCCGTTATTATCTTCCGCAATACTTGTTAAATTGTTGTTGATGTGTTCATCTACCATCTGTTCAGCCACATCGCCCAGTTGTCTTATATATTCATCATCTTCATGAAAACAGTCGTCAATGTTGAGATGCTTCTTTATTATGTTAGTGTTAAGATATTTCATTTGTTAAAATTTGTTTTTTTTGAAAAATGGGGGCGAGAGTGTATCACGCCCCCTTCTGAAAAATAACTAATAAAAAATATATAAAAACTATGACAATGTGTAGTTCTTCGTTTTTATTTGCCCGTACATCCAACCATTTGATAAATGCGTTTGTATTTCATCTGCCTTTACAAATTTGTTTTCTATTGTGTTGTTCATCCATCTACGTCCATACATTGGATTATTTTTTCCATCATAACGTCCTAAATGTGATTCACGGTTTTTTTGTTTGGATTCATCTGTATGATGTTTGTCTTTAAACCCTGATTTTTTCCCTAAACGTGCAATACTCATTTTCTGCTTTGATTCTTCGGTATGATGTTTGTTATACATTCCGTTTCGTTCAGGATGTCCTCTTAACCGTTCAATAGCTTTTATTCGTATGATGTTTTTTGTTTCATTTGTATGTGTTTTGTTTTTAAACGCATATGAGGCAAAACGTTTTTTATCCCCTGTATGATGCCAAAACGCACTTCCATCACCACCTGGTGTATTGTTGTAACCATTTTTGTAAGTATCATAAAATGAAATCCAATATATTTCACGTTCATTTAATTTATGTTTTAAAACATTTTTATCATCGTGTTCTATTGTTTCTTCAATATGATATTCAAAATTGTCAAAACCATGACTGCGTATAGCATTATGAAAATATGAATCTCCTTCCGCTGCCTTGTGGTTATTGTATCTTCGTTCTGGATGGATTGTTTGTCCAATATAACTTTTGTTGTTGAGTGTACAGGTAAAACGATAAATTATGCCTTTATACATGCTTTATTTGTAATATAGAATTTTGTTGATTTTTATTCAACTGTTAATTCTATATTAAGCACGTATTAGTATAATTAATTACGGTCAATTTGTCCAAGAACGATTGCGCCGTCACGTACAACTTTATAATCAAAGAACGCATTGATGACTAATCGTACACAGCCCTTAGTTGCTTGTGTATAGTTATCAATTAAAAGGTCAACACCACCAAATTGAGCAATGTATAATTGTGACCAATCGCCATATGCAATTGTGTCTTCTGCCATATGTGTTGTTGTTTCACAAGGTGTGCCATCAATTGCATCATTTTCCATTACCATACCTGTAGCGTTTGTGCCTTTAATGGTTGAACGTAAGTATGCTTTTGCTTTTGGATTAATAACATATTTAAAGTCACCAACAAAATTATTTTCATCAAGTGTAGATTCAAATTCACAAACATCGTTGAAATCTTTGATGTCTGTTGGTGTAACACCATTGAAAATACCAGCAGGAACATTACCGTTTGCGGCATCATCACTAAGAATTGTTGCTTCCAATTTGTCGTTGATTGCTTCAACTAAAAGTTTACGAATCAAATTCTCAGCGCCCAATGTATCTTGTACCAAGAATTGTTTGCTAATATCAACATAAGCGCTTAAACGGCGAGGTGCCATGTTAATGTGGTCAAATGAACCAGCACCATTGCTAGTTTCAGTAATTTCACCTTCCCAATATACGTTTTCTGCGGTCATTGAAGGAATTTGAAGATTGCCCTTGCAACCAGTCAAATAATTTGCGCCTGCAGCAACAAGAACGTTCTTTGCTTTCAAAGGCTCGAGAATGTTCAAATAATCAGTAACTACTACGTGTTCACCATCAGCATCAACAGTATAATGTACGGGGTCACCATCACGCAATTCTGATACTGGGATTTGAATTTGGCCATTAAATGGTTGCCCACAACGACTCATTTCTTCTGCACCAGCATTTACAACTGCTTGTTCAGCTTCGTTTAACTTTTGTCCGTCAGCAATTGAACGGATTGCGTTAAGTAAAGAAAATCGTTTTTCCATTGTTGTATTAAATCTAGATTTTTTTATATTTCGTTTGTCGTTTGTTTCTGTTTCTTCGTCTTTCTTGTCATCTTCATCTGATTTTTCTTCCTCTTTATCATTTTCATCAATAGTTTCTTCTGTTTCATCTGATGTTTCTTCTTCATCAGGATTTTCTACTGATTTTTCTTCTTCGTCTTGCTCTTCAACGGTAGTTTTTTCTTCTTCGTCTTCTGCTGCACGAATTTCAATTTCTTCTTTTGTCATATTGTTGAGTTCGTTTATTTTTTCAAGTGAACGAGCACTTACAGAAGTTGTTGGATATGCTGCATGAGTTACAATCGCACAATCAAATAAACCATAAATTTCATTTATTGTACGAACAATTCCGTTATTATCATCTCGTTCCCATGTTTCGCATTGTTCATTATTTGGGTCAAGTGAGAAAGCAAATGAACAAGTGGTAATATCGCCTCTGCGTATACTTTCAAGAACTTGGTCACCTATCGGTGAATTTGGCATATCAAAATCAAATTGTAAACCATGTTCATCTAACGAAAGTTTCAATGTGCCAATACCATTATTTGAACGTGCTAATATAAGACTGTCATCATGATTGTAATTCATTACAACATCTGAGCGTTCAATCAATTCACGAGTGATTGCAGTTGGTGCAATAATTTCACGGAAACCACCTAAATCACGTGATAGTTCATTGAACACTACTGAATACCCGGTAATGTGTCTTGAATCATCAATTTCAGATATATTAAAACTACGTATTTCAATATTGTTGTTCATCGTTTAATAATAAATGTTTTTGATGTTATATTGCATCATTATTTTCTATTTCTTCATTATCTTCAGTATTATCTTGATTAATCACGTTGTCAGATATTTTTGTAAACGGAATCAATATCTTATCAGAATAACCATCGTTGAATGGGTTCCAACCTAATTGTATTCTGGCTTCGTCTATTGTAATAATTCCATTTGTGACAAGTGTAGAATAATATTCGGCAAGTGTTTTCTTGTCACCCTTCAAAAGTTCGGTTTCATCTATATCAATGTATTGATTTCTATTTGTAATTAACTTGCGGTTAATTTCTTCTTCTAATAAATTAATAATTGGTAATAATGTTCTCTGAATAAATTCAATGTTTGCATCCTCAATTGTATTGTATGAAGAATGTGAAAGGTCACCAAGTAAAACAGGATTTATATTAAAATATCGTGCTATTTCTGTAACATTAAATTCACGTGTTTCTAACATTTGGCTTTCTACTGAATTTTGTGAAATAGGAATGTATTCTGAATCTCCTTCCAATATTCCTAAGCCACCAGATTTGCCATTACCGTGAATTTGCATCCATTGTGTGCGAATTTGCGATTGTTGTTCTGGTTTTAATGGACGTTTAAATTGTAATATACCTGTTAAATTACAGCCTGAACCGAAAAAATCTTTTGCCGCATCTTGTGTATATCCTGATAAATCAATTATATCCTTTGCAAACAATGTAATTGGTCTGCCAATAATACCATCTCGTGTATCACGGGCAAAATGTAACATATCTTCTTGTTTTACAAATTTTGGAACACTTTTATGATTACTAGTCTGATATTTAACAATATCATTCTCTTTATCATAATCTACTGTCACATCACCATATTGAAGATAAATTAATTTAATAGGTTTATTATCTACCCGTTTAATATAAATATATGCATTACCATGTAGATATAAATCAAGTATTATTTGTTTTATAATTGTATGTTTTGATTGCAACATATTATAAAACAGTTTCTGAATAGGGTGATTATCTACTGTTGTTTGCATATTATCTTTACGTTGTTTAACGTAAATTGGCATTGTTGCAATGGAATTTGAAATAAGACTGAGTGCAGCATATACCGCACTTAGTTTTAACGCATTAACAGGATTAAATATACCAAATGTTAATGGTGAAACAAATGGTGTAGGTTCTGTTGTTTCTGATTTTGGAACAACACCAGTATTTGTTGCGTCTCTTTTAAATAAGTCTAAAAAACCCATTGTTATTAATGTTTTATTATATGTAATAATAACATATTATATTTCAAAATAGTAAATGTTTTGAAAAAATTTTCAAATGGCCGTTAATCCAGGTGGTGTGATGTTTTTGTCAAGATAATAACCACCTAAACTTTCAAGAATTGAAATACAGCAGTCTATTTTACCGCCATTTTTGTCAGCTTTTATTGGTTTGCAATTATCGTTAAAATCGTGTTTCAATATTGCTGATGAAAAACACCATAAAACCATAGGGTTATAATCCAACACAATATTACCACTTCTAAGTTCAAGTTCAAACGCCTTTGTTGGTCTATTGAAATTACCAAGTGTCTGACTATAAGGATACATTGGCAAACCTAAATTTGTTGCATTTACAGCAAATTGAACGGCATTCCACGTGTCGTAGAAGATTCCTGCTATTGTTATTTTTCTATCAATGTCACTAATTAATCCAAGAATGTAATCATAATCTTGAACATTACCAGGTGTTACTTCTATATAGCCATGTTTTGCCCAATCACGATATTTTAACGCATTCACGTTATTTTGCAAACATTCTTCTGGGACAAATGCCCAACTCTTAAAAATATATTTTCCCCTTGATTCAACCATCAATGTCAATGCCGTAAGGTCAGAAACGGCCGATAAGTCAACACCAATATAAGCATATGAAATATCTGGTAAATTTGCGATGTCTTCCAATGTCATTGGTGTCATATGCGACTTTAATATGTCATAGGGCAACCATACATTTTCTGATTGGCGCCATTCATTTAATGTTTTTGTTCGTACACCATTTTCCAATGCTGAATTATTTTTTGCGGCGGCAATTTCATCTCGCATAAATGATTTAAATACTGTCTGATTTAATGATGGCGAACATTTTTCCCAACAATCCTCATCTTCCCAATCATCACCTTCGTCTAACTGATAAATTGCTGAAAAATAAGTATCATCAGTTTTTTCACCCCTTAATATTTCTATACACGTTTGCCACGTTGAATAGCATGGATAAACCTCACCAATTAAAAAACCTGCCGTTGTAAGCACAATCATCAATGGTTGTTCTCTTGCGCCTTGTGATGATTTCATTACATTGTAAAGTTTCCAATCTTTTTGACTGTGAAACTCATCAAATATAACTACACTTGAATTGTAGCCATCAAGCCCCATTGATTCAGATGATAACACCTGAATTTTTGATTTTAATATAGGAACACGAATTTCAGAACGAAATCTTTTAAATACTTTATCTTTGGGGTCAATAGATTCACAATAATCTTTAATTTGGTCAAAACAAATAGTTGCTTGTTTTGCGTTATTTGCTATTATATCAATTTCTTGTCCTGACTGTTTGTCGCCAATCATTGCTGCAAGACTTAACGCACTACATATTGCTGTTTTACCGTTTTTACGTGAAATCATCAAAAACACTTTTCTTACAACACGATAACCTGTATCTTTCCATTTCCAACCAAATATTTGACTTACCAACCATAATTGCCATGGTAATAACTTGAAATGATTGTTGTTGTGATGTCCCGTTGAATGCTTTAACTTGTAGATGAAGTTGATTCTTGATGATACATCTTGTTCGTCAAAGTACATATCATCCCTATTATCAAAATCAAGCGTCCGTTTACAAGCAAGTTTTATGTACTCGCATGCTGTAATTGAGCCATCCAATACACCCTTTACATAATCAACATAACCATGAATGTTATATTCATGGTCATGTTCATGATATTTTGGTTCTATGTCTATGAATTTACTCATATTTACCAGTTGCTTTGTTCAATTTCTTTCCTTTATTCCAAGGTGTTTTTCCTCTCATTGCAGACGGTTTTCCATACATTGGATTATTGCAGCCTCTGTTCTTTTCACTTAATATTTCTATTGTTTTCGCTGTATGATGTTTGTCTTTAAACCCTGATTTTTTCCCCCTCATCCAACTAGAACCATCAGTAATTTGATTTAATTCTGGTTTAAATTTATTAATCCAAAATACTTCTCTATCCATTCTATATTTTTTATCATCATTTTCATGTTCTTCTATTACTCTTGCATAATAATCTGTTTTGTTAATATGTATGTGTGTGTTACCTACAAAATGATGATATAATCTTTGTTCAATGTTCTTGCTTTCGCCGATATACATACATTTATCATCTGCCTTTCTAAAAATTGCGTATACTCCTATCATATCTTAAATTATTAAAAAATGTTATTTACTCATATTTTATATGTTATATTAAATGCAATTATTCTGTTGTCATATACATCAAGTGTTTGTTGTCCATTTGAACTGACTGAAAAAGATGTAACATTTGTGCCTGTAGGTGGAAACCAAGTAACTGAATTTGCATTTAATTCAATATTGCCTGCCGATAATATAATGTTTTGCCATGCTGAAACTGGTTGTGAATCCATTATAAATTCTACTGAATGTAATGTCTTCTGTGATGTTATTGTACAATCAAAATATGTATTACTAAAAGCAAAACCTGTAATAGTTCCTGTTGTTAATGGACCATTATAAAAGAATACTCCACAAACAAAAGATGATGTGTTGGTTGCAGGTGTTATTGTTGTATAATTATCAATAGTTATTGATGGGTCGTTACATTTCATGAACCAATAACCAGAACCATCTGCCAATACTTCTGCTATTCTACTATTATCAAAACTTGCATATGCATCAAATGCATTATTAATGAACTGTGTGCCAGTCGTATAAATGTTATATAATCCTTTTGGCCACACTTTTGCCGTGCCAATATAAATAGCATCTGCTGGTGCATTGCCTACATATATGTTTGTTATGTCTTGTATGTTCATTTGTTAAAATATATTAAATATTTGTTACTGTCCAACCACTTGGAATACCTGAAACACCACTTGGAAATGATGTATTTGCGTTTTTTACGAATGTGCCTGTTGGTGAAACATTATTTAGCCAATTTAATAAACAAGCATTTGCACCTATATTTGTTGCCAAACATTTAACATAAGACAATGACGTACAATTATTGAACATATAACAATAACATTGGTCTGATAATGTTAATGCTGGTAATTCAGGCGCTGTTGTTAATGATGAACAATTGTTGAACATATAATAATAACATTGAGCTTGTAATGTTGTGACTGGTAATTCAGGCGCTGTTGTTAATGATGAACAACCATAGAACATTGATGAATAACAGCTATTTGCTAACGTTGTTGCTGGTAATTTTGGTACAGATGTTAATGATGAGCAATTTGTAAATAATCCCTGATAACATGAACCAGAAAGTGTTGTTGCTGGTAATATTAAATTTCCTGCTGATATTAAATTACTGTTTCTAGTTAAGAAACTTCTAAATACGTAGTTACCAGTAAAGTTATATTTATCTTGAAAATTATCACCATACAATAATGACATGATATTTCCGCTTATTTCAAATTTACAAGTTGATGTTAAGTTTGAATAAGTTCTGCTATCAGATGTTCCATAGTTTGCAGCAATCCCTTTCCATATAATTTCATCACCTGTTGTAACATTAATTGTTATCGTGTTACCCGATGTACTATAATTTGTTGTTATCCAATTATTACCTTTGTCTGTGCTGTATGAAACACTTGTAATATTTGGAGTATATAACCCAGAACGACCTTTCAAATTCATTGTGAATGTTCCATCTTCCAATGCGGTAGTCGTGAAATAATCTTGTGAATAATCGTGTGCAGGTGGTGGTGTTGGTTCAACATTGCCCCAATATGATTGGTTGTTACACAATATGGAATTTAGTTGTGTACCATTGCACATTATTCTATTTACAAATAATTCGCCACCTGTTGTTTCATAAATATAATCAGGCGTTGATTTTGATGTGCCTGTGAATGATGTACTTGATGCTGATGTTAAAAATGTTTCTGTTTCTGTCTCATAAAAACCAATTGCGTCATCTGATAATCTCTTCACAGGAACGTAGTGTCTAACTAAATCATTGCCATCATAAATCTTAATATCATAGGTATTACCATTCATCCATTCGGGACGTTCTTGCATTTCACGGCCAAAAAATCTTATCGTTGTTTGTGATACTTTATTTAGGTCTGTTTTTGCTGAACAATCTGCTGTGAATTGTATAACATCATTTACATCATATATTTCTAATAAACCTGAACAATTTAACAAATATTTATATTTCTTGTTTTGAACATTTGAAAAATAGTAATTCAACATTTCAAAACTTGATATGTCATTCGCTGATGTACCTAACGGCTTTATACACATTTGACTACCTTCAAATTGTAATCCCCATGTACCTGATGCAAATGCCCAGTTTTGTGATGAGTAATCACGTGGGTCATGGGTTGAGAATAAGCGAACATTACCATATCTTGATGTCAATGTTGTAATCATCTCAACCTTTATTGAACTTTTTGCTTGAATGTCGCTGTCTAATACTTGCTGCCTATTTGTTGTAATATAATCAAGTATTTCGTATATAGGTGTCTGTGTTCCTTGCTTATAAATCCGTATCATATCATTCGTCTATATATTCAGGTATTGATTTTGATGTGCCTGTGAAATCTGATGAACCAATTGATGGGTTGAATGTATCATTTTCCATATCATAGAAACCGTATGTATCATCTGACAATCTCTTTGCAGGAACATAATTTCTTATTAATGTGTTGTCATCCCAAATCTTTACATAATAATAGTAATAATAACCTTGTTCACCAGCTGGTTGGTACATATCTGATTGTGCAATTCGTATTTGAGAATTGGTTGTAGAATATTGTGATTGTGAACGTGTGTCCAATGTTGTATCATCAAACTTAAATTCTGTTGATGATAGATATAATTTGTGTGTGTTGTTATCAGGTGTAATATTTGAGAATGTTGTCCAACTACTATCACCAATAAACTTACATTTCAAACATGGGTCGCCTTCATAATCAAACGCCATTGTTTGCCAATCGCTCCATGATGTGCTTCCAGCAATTATGCGGTCATTTTCAATGGTGTGGTCTGTGTCACATTTGAATAATACCTCAAATGAAATATCTGATGAAGTATAAACTCCTGTATCAATATATGTAGGATAACCTGTGGCGTGGATTTCTTCTAATATTTCATAGGTGTGTGACGATGAACCACCATCTTCAACAATTACATACAATGTGGTTGAGTTAATTTGGTTGTTGTTTACTAAATCATCATATTCTGATTGTGTCAATTGTGTGATTGTGGTAATTGTTGTTGATGAAACATGTCCGCTGTTTGCGACAGCATCATCAACATATTGTGTTGTTGCGTAATCTGATAAATCAATTTGTGATATTTCTGAATCAACATATTGCGTTGTTGCGTAATCTGATAAATCAGATGTCTGGGCGTAATCAGCAAGTGTAGTATTGAGTGATGAATTAGTAACATAATCAGAAGTGGTGTCTGTAATATAATATAAAACATCTTGTTCTACCTGATTGTTATTGACAAGCGCATCATATTCTGCTTGTGTCAATAAAACAATTTTATCAGCATCATCACTTACGACTACATTTGAAGGAACCGTGCCACCGCCACCTGATTGTTCCAATGTTGTAACACGGCCATCCAATGAGGTAATGTCAGATTGTATTGATGTTATTGAAGTGTTAATAGGTGTTAAAGCCGTATTCAATGCGGTTGTCGTTGTGTAATCATTTAATGTTGTGCTTAATGATGTTTGTGTAACATAATCTGATAAATCAGATGTTTGGACATAATCAGCAAGTGTTGTATTAAGTGAAGTATTAGTAACGTAATCTGCTAAATCAGATGTCTGAACGTAATCTGACAAATCTGATGTTTGAGCATAATCAGCAAGTGTTGTATTAAGTGAAGTATTAGTAACGTAATCTGCTAAATCAGATGTTTGAGCATAATCAGCAAGTGTCGTGTCGAGTAATGTCTTGGTTGCGTATTTGTCTGACAATAATGTGTTGCCCTCATATATGCCGTTTGAATCTATCTTTGCAAGTTGCTCCAAATTGATTGCTGGAACTTGCCCGTGACCTGTGAATTTACTAAACACGATTGTGTCTTTAGTAGATGTGAAATTTGATGATATATTAGCAGATTGATTGGCACTTGGTGCAATGATGTTTGCTGTCGCAAGTTGGTTTACGCTTGCTCTACCAGCATTGAGTCCAACTGTGACATTGTTTAAAACATTGTTTGACATTATACCTACACGTCCTTGCGCTGTAATTGTACCAGATGCTGTTAGACCATTACCGAATAATGTAGTATCGGAAAATGTCTTTGTGCCGCTTATGCGTTCATTGTCAGTTTTATGGACAAGATTTGTTTCATCTATCGTAACTTGTGATATTGCTGTATCAACATAATCTTCTGTTGCGTAATCTTCAAGTGTTGTGTTGAGCGAAGAATTGGTTACATAATCTGCTAAATCAGATGTCTTGGCGTAATCTTCTAAATCAGATGTCTTGGCGTAATCTGATAAATCAGATGTCTTGGCGTAATCTTCTAAATCAGATGTCTTGGCGTAATCTTCAAGTTTAGTATCTACTGCATCCTTTGTATAATAGTCGTCCATGTCAACGGTTGGAATTTCACCAATATTAACATATGCGATGTCTGATAATATTTCAAGATTGTAATCATACGGACCTGAAACTATGACGTCTTCCGCATCATTTGCTTCTGCTGATGTATTGACGAATGAGAACAAATTTGGTGCAGCCGCACGCTTGTTGTTTTCTGGTACATCAATCCATAAAACTTCTATTCCGTAAGGAACGTATTGGGCAAATGTCAATGACTCAACATAGGCGATAATGTGGTTGTCACTAACATGTGAATCTAATTCTATACGTTCCCCATTTGGTGTGACAGCATTCACGACTAAATCTTCTGCATCTGATAAGTCGTATGCTTTAACTTCACCGTCTTCTTTATATGTCAATGTCAAACGTAACGTGAAATCATTGCCAGCAACAATTCTTAAAATGGTATCTGAATTATTGCAGCAATTACACGTGCCGTCTGTTGTTATGATGATTTTATTCATTTAATAACTCTATTATATATGTTTAATAATAATAACATAGAAAGAAACAAATGGTAAGTTAATAGCCGTTAACAATTGTTAATACTAATCATACCATACCCGTTTACCATCAATAACTTTCCAATGACGTCCTTTTTTCGCTTTACTCATGATACAATGGGATTCTTTTGAGATTTTATGTGTTTTTCCTATATTTGATTTTCTTAATTTTTCTTTTGTTTCATCTGAACATTTTCTTCCCTTTAAAGAAATAGATATTTTCTGTCTTCTTTTTTGGTCCGCTTCTAATGTATTACAAATAAAACCATTATTTGTTATACGTTGTTTTGCTGATTTGCTCATTTTTTTCTTTGCTTCTTCTGAAAGACGGTTTCCATGTTTTCCAGTATTTGATTGACTTATTTTTTTCTTTGTTTCTTCTGAAAGATGTTTTCCTTTACACCAAGACGTTTGGCCTTTGCGGCTTTTACTCATCTTTTGCTTAGTTTCATCACTCATTTTATATCCCTTCATTCCACCAATGCCACCACATTTTAAATTATAACAATGTGGGTCATCTATAAGTTCAGGTGTAACGATTGCTGCTTCTAAACAATATGCGTACTTTTGGTGGCTAAAATATTGAACTATTTCACGTGTGAAATTTTCTTTACCATATTTTTTAATGGCATTACATAATATAATACCACTACCCATATACCCATCATTTAAATCATCGGTTGAATGAACACCATAATAGTAATCACCGTTTAAATTGTTGGTTGTTTTATAAACAAAATGATACACAATATAATAAAACTACCACCTATAATATCCACGTGCTCCACTACGCTTCAATTATAGGCAGTATTATATTTTCTTTGTTCTGTTGTGGAGCACGAACAATTAATTTATATATTTAATATAGTAAAATTACAGTATGAAATTCAATGTCATAATGTGGTTATCTAGATCGCTGGTTTTGTGGTCCACGTTGCTTCTAGTGCGCTCAAATCACAGAAATGATAAATTGTTCATTCCGCCATTTTTCGAGACGTACAGGTCAATTCTAGATGGTTTTTTAATCGTTATTCAATATTGATGCTATGTAATCTTCTGAATTAGAAATGTCCTTATCAAGTGATTTCATCTTAGATTTCTGATATGGTGATGCCGCAAATGATGATAACAATTTTTGAATTTGTGATGATGCCGTATTTAATGCACTGAATGAAGGATGTGGACGATAATCACCACGGGAACTTTTGAAACTTACACCTTTTTCCTTAATATCTGCACGTGCTTGAACATATACGTTATACCAATCACAAATCATATCAAGTGACAATGCCCATGATGGATTGATTTCACCGTAATCATTCACGAGTTGGTCAATCAAGTCACACATATATTCCTTGACTTCTGCTGGTTGATTTTCGTATTGCTTTTTTAATTTTGTTTCTGTTTTCATATATAAAATCTGCTTGATTTTATGTTTACAAATAATAATAACAAGAATCTGTTTTTATGTAAAATAGTAAGTATTATCAGTAATGTTAAAAATTGTCAAAATATGACAATCATAGACATTGTTAATGAAATCATAAAGATTTCAAATCTTTATTAAAAATTGTCAAACTTTGACAATTGTAGTAAAAAATTGTCAAAATATGACAATTATTGGCAGAATGTCAGCTTCTTCAAATTTTGCCAGTGTAAGATCTGTACGGTCGCGTTTGTTATTTGAGTCGGACAAAAATAAAACGGATAGGACCCCCTTATTAACAAGAATGGGCTATATATATCCCCATTTTATGTCCATAATCAGTAAATACTTGGATAACACTTGGATATACTTATTTTTATTATAAAAAAATTTATCTAAGTCATTCAATCCAAACTATATCCTCATTTGCGGTCAATCCATTATGTATGTCTTTATGGCATTTATCACACAGTGAAACCAAATTATCGTAATCAAGAAATACTTTCCATTGTAGTTCTTCCGTTGGCATTTGTCCGAACCGACATCTGTGATGAACGCAATCTGCTGAAACTACTTTACCTTGATTCAAACATCGTTCACACAAAGGTTGTTCAAACAATTTTTGTTCACGTAAATCACGCCATACTTTGGTGCCGTAAAATTTTTTCCATTTGTTTGATGCACTATATTTCTTGTGTTTTCTATTCCTGAACTTTGGTGCATCAGAAAGTGTTTTAATCGTTGGCATATATGGTTTGTGTCTATTTGCTTTAATTTGTTTGTCTGATGGTATGATGTCTTTCATCTCATTTCAATGTTACGAGAATTCATAATATCTACTGCTGCCGTTTCAACAGCACAAGGTTTGTCACACGACTCAAAATCAATTGTCTTCTTCCATTGTTTTGTTCGTGGATTATAATAAGCTGATTGTCCTCCTAATGTCTCGTATGCCTTTTGGTCTAACATAATTGTTCCACCATTAGGTAATTGAATTGTGTCGTAGATGCTATTCATATTGTGTTGTGTGTATGTTTACCTTTATATAATGAAGTCATAAAGACTTCATGTCTTTATTAATAATAACAATATAGCAATTTATTGCGTTGTTATTTGTGATTTGTTCCAACTTTTCCGTTCCAAATAGCGCTCCCACATATTATATATACTAATATATTATATAGTCTATATATTATATATATTATTTAATAAAATGTTTAAAATATATTGGAACATGGAACATACTATCATTTTTATTAAAAAATTGCGTTTCAAATGTCAGATGACACGAAAAACGCAATATTTACATCAGGATGACACAAAAAACGCAATTTTTACAACAATCTGATGTTCCGTATTTTTCTGAATTTATAATAACGGTAGTAACAATTTATATCATTCACATTCAAATCCTATATTTAATGGCGTTCCTTTTCTAATTAAACACATACAATTGCCTGCATTTGTTGTTCTACATTTCTTGTAAATAAACTCATCTCCCATTGCTGCGGCAATTTTATCATTTTTTCTACTTGTATGATACAATGTTTGCATTACAACATTTACCCAACTTATCGGTATTCTTTGCAATGTGTCAATAGCACCCGTGATTGGGTTCGTAATTTGATTTTTAAAATCTTCTAATGTATTAAATTCACCATTAATATTTAGTTTATATTTTCTGTCTAACAACTCACGAATCAAATCCATCGCATCATCCTGCATATATGTTTTAAAATTTCGTTGCAATTTTATAAATGTTGACATTTCTTCAGCATTAAAATCGCTCCTAGTTATATTATAATCTTTATTGTTTTCGTATATATACAACGCATCTGCCCATAACGCATCAATAATATCATCATTAAAGTTATTAAAAATGTGTTTATTGTCAGTTAATTTACTTTTAAACACCCAAAATCGGCGTTCCTCGTTTCCCGTGTAATCCTTCAAGATATTACTATCATTCGTGCTTGAAATAAACACACAATGTCTAGTGTAATTTTCTGCATCATGTCTATACGCAAGTCGTGTTGTTTCATTTGTTTTTGTGAGATATTCCTTTACAACTTGTGGGTCCTTGTTTTGCAGTGACTTAAATTCATCAAAATTACAAATCCAACATCTATTTAATGTTTCAGCGCTTTTTTTCTCATCTTCAATATTAAATGCTGCTTCAACGGCATAACCTTTTGCCAATCTTGAAATAAATGTTGATTTACCTGTACCTGTTCGTCCAACCAACACAATCATACCTTCTATTGGACACCCTGGCTCAAATATGCGTTTCACTGCACTTACAAACCACTTTTCGCTTAATTCTTCAATAACGTGTCGTTCTGTTTCATTTGTATACTCAACATCAAACCAATCAAGAAATGCATCACGACATTTAATTTTTTCATCACGTTTGTGTCTTATGCTGTTCAAATAATCAACAACAGGATTATACTTAAATTTATAAGAATAGGCTTCAATGAAATCGTCTGTCTTTTGTTTGTTATAAAACCCAGATGATATTTCAAATTGTGTCCGTAAAATTGCACGTGTTGTTGTAGTTACAGGTTCATCGTTGATTTCTATCTGCCGTAAAAACTCGTTATACCTCATTTTAATATCCTTAAACATTTCATGGTTTTCCCAAATTAATATGTGATTTGTATAAGTTGGAAATATTTCTCCATTGTTTGAATGTTCTAAACTGTCTTCCCAGTTTGTTTTCTTTGATGTCAATTTAGTAAAATCAACCTTCAATTCCTTTTGCTTAGTTGTTACTTTTTTGTTTTTCATACTTAATCTAATATTTTTTTGTGAAATTCTGACAAATACACTTGATTTGTCACAAATGATAATTCAAATTCAAAACCGAAATATTTTTCTAAATCAAAAATTATTTCGTTACTTGCATTTAATGTCATATCACCATTGCGAAATATTTTGTTTTCTAATTCATCATACAGCATTTCATCAAAGGTGTGTGTTTTATATGGTGTAATAAACGAGTATATGTATTTGCATGCCTCCCGAACTAAATCTTTATCACCATTATAAATTGCCATTAATGTTGTCACACATTTTAACCGCCAATTATAATCAAACATTTCACCACTTTGTTGTTTAGCATTTTCTGGTATGATTGATTTCACATTATATTTTGATTTAAACGGTCTTTCATTATGTTTTTGCTTATCAATCAATTTTAAAAATTTATCAAGCAATCCATCTTCCCATATAGGACAGCACATATTTGCCTCTAATTGTATTTCCTCTACAGATTCGTATTGTGTTATCTCACTATTAAAATATTCGTTCTTTACTACACCATTTTCATTATATGGTATAGCAAAACCACGTGTTATACTTGCACATGAAAAGTCTATAACCTTTTCAATCCAATCATCAATACAAATATGTTTTTTGATTTCCTTCAATAAGATGTCTAAATGGTAAAAATACAAATACATCCATTCAACCTTGTGGTGTATTTTTAGGTCAAAATTTAGCCGAATATGACAGCCTTTGCCAGACCAACTTGTTTCAAACCATTGAAAGTTATGATATTTTTTACCAACTTCAATAAAACAATTTTTTACTGTTTCTATTACGTTTTCATCGTTGATATTATCAAAATCAAAATACATTACACCATTTGCGATTTCGTATAACCTGTCTTCATTTAAATATTTCTTTAACGGTTTTACAACATCTTCATAATCAACATTGTACACATAAAATGCGTTTGTCTTACCCATCAATTTATTGACATCACATTTTATCCAAGCACACAACCAATCATCACTTCTGTATTGGTTTTTCAAACATCGTCCAATATCACCATTATTATTTATCGTTGAATCAAATTCATCTGCGTCTTTAAACACAAGCCTTGAAAACTTATTTGCGGGCATGTGTTCGCATATACCAATGCGTTTACTGATTAAGTTTCTTTTCTGTTTTTCCATATTTTTCTAAATAACATCCATTAATTTTTAAATAATCCCAACACGGTTTGTATTTCTTTCGCCCTAAATTTTCATTTTTACTAACCACACGCAAGTGTGTATGGTTGTTATGATATGATATAAAACTTTTGTTTATGTTTTCGTTCTTAAAACATTTTTTATCATAATCAATAATTTTGCTTAACTCATAGAACACATCAACTAACTTATTTTTATGTTTTTCAATCGTTTGTTTCATAATCATCAACCAATCATACGCCACTTTTGAAAAATCATCATCGTAATGGTCAATATTTATATCGCTCATTTCGTATATTAGTTCGCCACTTAATTCTGACTTCACAGGAAGCACGATATTTGCCTTTATTTCCTTAATTTTTGGTCTACATAAATCACGCAATGTAGCAAGTACATCATGCTGTTTTTTATTCAATACATTATTTATGTGTGTTTGTAAACATGTTAATGATTGTGATACTCCAAGCCTATTGTATTTGCCATCTTTTGTGTAAAACATTATACTATTGTTGTTAAATTCATCTTTGCCTATGAACATACAACTTATATCATCACATTTTATTGATGAACGTGGGTCGTCAATTCTATAACTCATCAACTTACACAACACATCATAATATTCTCTTGGTATTTTATGATTGCCGCTTGCTGTTATGTCGCCGTTAGCAACAAACCAATCAATAAAATCCTTCATCATCTTTTTTCTTTTTGCCATTGTTACATCAATATCAAAGAACTTTGAAAAGTCAAATTGTTTTTCATTTTCTTTAATTGCAGATGTATCATTTCCAAAAAGAAATTTAATATCTTCGTCCATATTTTATTATTATTTTTTTCTTCTTGATTCAATTTTTTTAATATCGTTATAGTAAAAGTTTTTTAGAACCATACGCATTGTGTTTATGTTGAAATTATAAGATTCGAAAATATCGCCAAATTCTCTAAGAACAAGCATGCCATTTACCGCAGGTTTTACATAATCACACATATCATCTTCTGATAACATTTCATCTCTTAATCTACACAATCCATCAATCAATGTATTAATGTCATTTAGCTTATTATCGTTCAATAAACAATATTCATTATGGCTTCCTTTACGTATACCATATTTACGTCCATCAATTTCTTTAATTTCATCAAACTCTTCCATCTTTCCAGATAAATATACGTGTGCTTCTTTCATATTTATAATTCATTAATTAATTTATCAACAGCATGTTTCCAATCAGTTGTAACATAAGTTGTTGCTACTCCTACACAATATTTTCCTAAATTGTTCAAATCACCTTCTAACTCAGTGTAATGCTGATGTTTTATGATTTCTAAAAACAAATATTGAGCAATTTCTTTAATTTGTTTCTTTTGATTTTCTGTTAGCTTCATAATCGTAAATTTTATATTTAGTTATTCAAAATGTAATTTAATATGGTTTTGTGCGTCTTTTAAACTTTGTGATAATTCGTGATATTTTAAATCAATCTCACTACACATTTCAATTAAATAATTTGCTGACCTAATCGCACATTCTAATTCAACAAAATCAGTCTTATTTTCACTGTTGATTAATTGTTGTTTTAAATCAGATACAACAGTGTCAATGATTTGCTGCTTTAAATTTTCAATTTTGTTTTCAATTTGTTCTTCTGATGTTTTCATACCTATAAAATTTAATAAATTTATAAAAAATCACCTATAACAGGTCAGCCGCTTGCGTTCAGCCTCCCCGTTATAGGTGTGATGTTTTTACTCTGACTTCTAAAACGCAAGACGAAGTCATATATGTTACAATCAATATAGTTAATAATAAATCTTTACTTCAAGAAAATACATAAAATAAATGTTAAAAGTTTGAGGCGAATTTTAACAATTATTTTTTTATTAAAAATTTGAATTTTTTGGATTTGATACTATATTGTATATGTAATTATTAATGATGAATGTTGAACAATAAAAATTAAAAATTATGGCAAAGACAAACAAAAACGTGAAGAATTGGAACACTTTTGAAGCAATGAGTACTCTATCTTCTGTGTACTACAAACATGCTACTGGAGACAACCCAAATCCTGATTATCGTTCTGAACCTAATTATTCATTCATGAGTGATTTGTATGTATACTACAATGATTATGATAAGATGAATGACTACATTGAGCGAATGTTGAATGATTACTGTGTACATAACTTCATGGCATACATGGAACTTCTTGACACTATCGGATTCACTGGATATCTCTTCAACACTGTTCTCTATATGAAACGCAAAGAAGGTTCATTATTTCAAATCATTAAAGATGATGACAAGTTTCTTGCAACACTCGAGAAATGGTACAACAAAATGATGTATACTAAATCATTCTACAGTAAATATTGCACTAATGATGAGATTGAAAAGGTGTGGTTGTGGTTGAACTAATATAAAAAGTTACATAGGGCAGCAAAAAAGTTGCCCTATTTTTTTGTTGAAAAAATTGAATTTTTTGGATTTGATACTATATTATATATGTAAATGTTTTATTATTAATAAAAAATAAATATTATGTGGACTATAAAACAAACAACGATTGACAACGTAAATGAGAGATTAAATAATGGCAAGAATGTTACTTTTCAATTTGAGAAGAAGCAAAATGTTGCTGGTGTTCTTGCAGTATTGCGTGTGGCATTTCCTAACAACTTTGTGCAGAAATATAACAACAAATATGATGGCAAATGGGAATTCACAATTTACGCAGGTGACAAGGAAACACAAAAATTCTTAAACACTGAAATTAAATTTGATACTCCACAACAAGAAATGAGAAAATGGTTGAAGCAATCAAAAAATGAACTACTTAAAAAATAAATAAAAAATGACTGAGATATGAAGAAATTATTGATGATTTTAGGAATTGTCCTGATGATGACGGGGTGTAGTTGTGATAGAGAAAAACTTAAAGAGGATTTAGGTAGAAATATAGTTGACATACAGTACAATTGCAACACTGAAACTATTGATGGACATAAATATATTATAGCTCGAACATGGGGAATTGGTAAAGGTGGAATTTGTATTATACATGCTGAGAGTTGTGATTGTAAAAATAAATATAAGGAGGACTGAGATATGAGAAACAACAATAATTTATTACACGTCATTTATAATGACAAAGAGTATTGGTTCACGAAAAAGACCAATTTGTGCAAACTTACAGGTTTAACATCACAGCAAGTAGACCGTGTGTTGGTGGACGAAAAATACGCCAACAAGCATGGATTGAATGTTGATACCGTTGATGGTAGTGAGATTAAGTATAAATCAATTGATGTAATGTGATATGGATAAGAAAATGAAAATTGATGGGTTTACCATAAAAGAAATTGAGTCTTATGGCCGATGGCTTGCAAACACGTTCCTGAAAATGGACGTTGAAATAAAGACAGATAAGGGAGTTAAAAAATTTTTGAAAAAGAAATGATATAATTACTATATTGATGAAATCATAAAGATTTCATATCTTTATTAAATGTATCATTTCTTTCATAATAGTTTAAAAATTTTTATTTGTAGTCATTCATAATTTTATTTTTATGTTCCATAATATTTTAGCATAAATTCAATTATTATTATGTATATGAGAAATTGCCCGTCCGTGAGGATAGGCAATTTTTTTGTAAAAAAGCTTAACCCTGATGAGTATATTAAATCGAGTGTTTTTAAAAAACCATAAAAAAACTGTCGTAAAAACGTCAATTTACATATCAGAAAGACACAAAATGCGCATCTCAACGACAGATTGTAATGAAAATCACCAAAAAAATTGACAGAAATTTTCACTATTTTAAAATGGCAATTTTCAGTGAAATTTTGTCTATTTTGGCGGCATCAATGTTGCTTGTTTTTTAACATCAACGTGTAACAGCATATGTCTTTTTGTATGTACTAATAATGTCCGTTGTTCATTTGTGATTTTGTTTGTGATTGTGATTTTAGCAACATAGAACGATTCTTTCTTTACATATATTTTATCAACCACGTTGTTCACAACCTCAATCATGTCACCGATGTTCATGTCTGACGATATTTTTATCACGTTACCATTCAGCAGCATCTCATCAATTCTTGACAATTCGGCATTTGCGCCATTCAGTTTGCGCTTATACTCATTCAATTGTTCAAATACTTTTCGTTCAAGTTCATCGGCACGTTCCTTTGATATTTTACCATCAATGTAGCGTTCTTCGATACGGTCGATTTTGTATTGGTTGTCAGTAATATGGTCAGTCATTGTCTTGATGATGTTTTGCTGTTGTTCCCTACGTTCATTCATCTTAGCAATGTAATCGTTCTTTTTAATTATGTATATGTTGTTGTACCATTCTGTAACTACACCCCAAATAAAAGTGTCAGTAATTTTGAATGACAATGTGGTGCCATCACAGAAATAAAAACGTTGACGGTTGTTCACTCGCATCGTGTAACCATTCTCATCAAACATCTTACCTTTAAATATCGCTTCACACGGAAGCCCGAGTTTGTATACTGTTTTTGATTTTGCTTTTTCTCTTGCTTTATCATACACGTCCTTTGTGATGATTGCGGGATGTAAATTGTCACCACAATAATATTCCCGTGTCAATATATTGAACACATTTTGTCGCATCGTGTTTAAGTCAAGATATGTTCTGAAACCCTCATCCTGTAACATCTTCCCAATATCACGCACTGACACACCATCAATGTAATCATCAAAAACTCTTCTCACAAGTTTAGCATCATGTTCATTGATTGTAAGTCTATCATCAACATAATTATAGCCAAGAGGAATACGTCCACCGAAATATTTGCCACTTGCACGTCTTTTGTCTATACCTCTTTGACATCGCTGTTTGCGCAAAAATCCTTCATTTTCACTAAGTCCAGCAAAAATAGAAAACAACACGTTGGATGTCGTTGATAATGTTCCATCATCATTTAACATCTTTGTGTACGGATTAAGAATCACAAGTTGTACATTATGCTTTATGAGAAAATCACGAATGTTGTACAACATTGCTGGCTGTCGAGATATTCGTGATACCTCATAAGTGTACACACAATCAACATCATCGTTTTCAACGTGATACTTCAAACGGTTAATTCCGTTTCTTTCTTCTTCACTCAATTTTACGGCAGATTCCTTGTCTTCGAGAATAATCAGGTCATTTTCAGAATAGCCATCCTTAATCGCTTCTGCCTTTACTTTCTCCGTCTGTTGAACCAAGTCTTGGCGAGATGACGATACCCTGACCAACAAAATTGCTTTCATATCATTTTTTTGATTTACTCATTGTCTATATAATATAGAGACAAATGAAAAAAACTTCAAAATTTTATGATACAAAATTACAAAATGTTTTATTGTTTTGTTATAAAATCATCAACAAATTTATAACAGAACCATAAAATGTAACTATTATTAACTATTACCTGCTACATTTTCACATTTGTTTACATTTCACTCAACACCCCAACTATATACTTCTTCCCATTCATCGTATTCTTCCTTGTATTCACGGACAATTACGCTTTCAAGACATTCATCATCTTCATAACGACTGTCCTCTTCTTCTTCGTATTTGTCATAATCACCTTCAAGAAAAGCGTCTACTATTTGTTCAGGTGTGAGGTCTGTTTCAACAATGCGACCTCTCTCTTGTGAATAAACTGCTGCTAATTGATATTTTTTTGTCATGTTCGTAAAATTTATGATGTTGAACAAAAATTTTTCGCAAAGATAAATAAAAAATGGCACACGAAAAAATCATGTGCCATTTCCATTTCTTTCAGTCATTTTGTTTTACGTGCCCATCACTCAGAGAAATGGTAAGAAATTCGTGAGCACACGGCCGCTGTTAAGTTACTTGTTTTTCTTCTCCCACGCCGTCAATTCATTACGCATGGTGCTCAGACGTGCAATCTCATCGTCTATGTCCTTGATTTGTGATTTCACATTGTTTTTACGCCATTCGTTAATCAGTCGTTGGAACTCGTCAGCAGTAACGCTGTTCATGTTTTTGTTTTCGAGAATTTTAGTGAAACGAGTCACGAGCCAGTTTGAAATCTTCATAATGTTCTGAATTTTAAGAAGTTAAACTTAAATTGAATTACAGTGCAAATGTAATATGAGTTCTAGAATCCAGCAACATTTCTTTGGATTTTTTCACTTTCTTTCACTTTTTGATTTTACTCAAAAAAAGATGGAACGTAAAATTCCATCTTTATAATTTTAGTATAAGTTTTAGATTACCACGTGTCGCCCATAATTGTGAAACCTTCAGGAGAGACACTATATCCATCAACGCTGATGTTGCATTGTGTGCTCATTCCTCTCGGGTCCTCATGTTCATTTTGATAAGTTTGCACATATGTATTAAATTCTTCTTGGTTCGCAAATCTTATGTCCAAAGCATGGTCAACCTGAGGGGCTTCAGCTTCTATGTTTTCCCAGTATGTTGTTCCTGAATAATTATTACCATCATAACCGACAAAATTAACATTTATTGTATGATTATTCACAATATTTTCAGTTACGTCATTATCATTTTCATCAAAGAATCTTATTGTGATGCCCATTCCAGGAGTAAATGGGTCATTTTGGTGGTAATCACTAAGTGTTAGTCCTTCCATGGCTCCTCCACCCCATTTTAAAGTTAAAGCAGACAATGTTTCTTGATGTTCAGTAACGTTATATTGTACCCAGAATGTAACAACTGTTCCATCAAGTGCTTGTGCTACAGGATCATCAAGGTGCTCATCATTTTCATCATATATATCAGAAAATTCTTTATTATATACAAATGTCAAAGTATATGACTTAAGATATGTTCCTGCAGTAGTTGGTCCATTTAGCCAAAATTGATTATTATTCGAATCTACATCACTTTGAGGACAAAAGACGTCTGAAAATTGTCCAACAATTGGGAAGTCATTAGTATCAGAATACAAACCAGGCGCTATGTCAGGTGTCCATGTATCAAATTCAGTCCACAAATATTGTATACCTTCAGGTACTGATAAGTTAGGATTTATTCTTATATCAGTTGCATTAAATCCATTGAGATCAACATCAATCTGTATTGGATTATTTTGGTCGGATCCGTCATAAGTAAATGAAGGTACAGCAGCTTCTTCTACGGTCAGTCCGTCAACATATTGCAATGTGCAATTTACACTACCATTATTAACAACAACCATATTTGCAGTGTATTCATCTTCACCAATCGTGAAAGTCACCTCAAATTTGCCATTGTTATCAATATATGTGCCAGGAACGATGATTTGAAAATTTGGCGATTTTGTCAAATCTAATGTTTCTTCCTGTTTTGTTGATGTGAGGACCTGTGATGGAACAATCAAATCACAGTCATTACAAGTATTTTCACCGTAAGTGATATTAATTTTTGTTTTTATCATGATAAAAAATATATATATTTGTTTATGCAAAAAGAGTGTTGCAAATGCCTCTATAAATGTATTGTGCTATTTGTTCTCGTCCTTCTTTGCTCATCAATATTTTTAAATCTTCTCTATTGGTGTAAAAAAGATTTTCAATCAACACAGCAGGACAACTTGTCTTTGTGAGAACATAAAATCCGTTATAACATATCTTATCATCAGGCACGCTTCTATTTCCTTTAAAATCAGGCATTGCCGCATCGTATATGTGTTGTGCTAATATTTTTGCCTTATTAGAACACCCACGACAGCAATGAACGCTTAATCCACGTGCATTTGACCATTCATCAGAACCAGCCGCATTTGAATGAACTGATATGAAATACACTTGTTTTTTTCCTCTATTTTCCCTGACAATTTCATTCACACGTCTTACACGTTCACCTAATGAAACGTCTTTTGCATCACCATTCAAGATGTCACGTGCATCAACACCTAAACCTTTGAATAATTCAACCAATCGTGCAACAATACATCTGTTAAAATTTCCCTCACGAAATCGGTATCCATAAACGGTCTCGTCATCTAAATTAAATTCGTCTTTATGTAATATAGGACTGTATTTTCCATTCGTGTTATTATCCGCCCCATGTCCGGGGTCAAATAATAATATTATGTCTTCTTTGTTGTTCATTTGTCTAATCTATGTTTATTTCTAATAATGCCTTTTACCCAGACATTATTAAGATAGAAATTCAATTCGTCTTCTTTTACCATTTTGTTATGAATGCCATCATTTAGTATTAAGTCCAAGTAAAGTTCAAAGTTTTTGCTCATCAAATCGTTTATTGATGTAACTTGATATTTCTGTAAATTTGGTTTTAACATATAATCCAACTGATAAGAGACCTCCACCCGTGATGAACGCTTCTGAACAATACATTAATGGACCTGATGTTATTTCGTGTGTAGGATGAACAAAGAATGCTACAAATGCCATTGCTATACCTGACAATATTAGTAATACAGCCATTATATAAGCTATTTTATCTTTAATGTCTGTTTCTCGCCAACTTATATGTCCATCTTTATTGTGGTCTGTTGTTTTTGTTTCGTTTTCCATTTAAATCTCTATAAAATTATATTGCTTGACTTTACCGTTTTCTTGTTATTGACAATTGTCAAAACTGCGTTATTCCGTCAGCGAGGTTCGCATGTCTTTTATAAAAATAACACTTTTTAACTTATTTCTAATCGTTGTGTCCACGTTTTTTCTTGCACCCTTCCAACATAAGATATTCGTGCTTTTATGTATACCGATATTATACCATTGTCTAATTGTGCCGTGTTTGCCGCATCAATACTATCCTTTGCGCTACAATATATTGAGTCACGTTCACCAGTATAAGAAAGTTGCGAATTAAATGTTCTTATATTAATTGGATTTCCAATCACATTTGTGTAGTATATTTCGGCATAAACATTAATTGGAACATGTTCATCACATTGTAAGTTTATTACAAAACTAAAATCGTATATTGTTGGTGAGTAATATTCAAAATACACGTTATCATAAGTAAATGTCACATAATCAAAGTAATCATCTGTTGTGCCACCACCACCGCCTCCGCCTCCGCCAGAATTGATATTAAATACAAAATAAGAATCAGGTGGAAAACAAAACCAATTACCAAGTAATCTGTTGTCATATGTTTCATACACGATGTCTCCTTGCGCTCGATTTCCCATCGTATCGGTAAAGCACAATCTTGCCTCGTATTGTCCATTTGTGAGCGGGGGTATTTTAAAACTGATTGAACCATCATAATCCTCAACAGCAATGATTTTTTCAACGTATATACCCGTCATACCACTTTGTGTATAATCAGTGTCTGGCTCATAAAACACACAACACAAATCCAAATTGTCATAGCCATCAAAATATTTCCATTTCAAAAAATCAGTGATTTCGTAATTACATTCAAGTTTTATATTGCTGTCTGGACTGCCACTATTGTCATTCACGAAATACACATTAAAGTTCAAGTCACCCCCATGATTGTAATCTTCAAAATCAGTAAGTCTATATGGTGGCATTCTGTCTTCGTATTTCCACAGATTGTTGTTGTGAAGAATGTTATACATCATTTGTCGTGGGTCATCATACACGAACAACAAAAATCCATCATTAACATCATAATATTGTTCGGTGGTGAGTACGCCATAACTTTCGTGATTTACAGGTTTGCCAAAACTCCACTGATTAATCCTGTTTGATGTACAACAAGAATACAAATCATAATTGCAGTTAAGTGTATTTGCTATGTCAATTAAACTTTTCATGGTGTTTGTTGTTGTGATATTGTTGCATCAATGGTGACATCATTGTTTTGTTGCACTGTTATTTTATCAAGCAACGCAGTCAATTTATCATATTGTTCAGCAGACAATGTGTTGAGGTTCTGTTGCGTGGTTGTTCCAGCGAGAGCAGTAATTCCACCAACCGAAAAGAAATCGTATTTACAGCCAACCGCATTTTGGTCAGCGTCAAAATAAAACCATTCGTCTAATTTCGTGTTGTCGGTATAGTTATTGATGATGGTTTGTGATGAACCACCGCCTCCACCTCCACTATTGTTTTTTCTTGTGCTTTTATATGTTTTGATATTTATCATTTTGACATTTTTATTCTATTTCTTTCATTCGTACTGTTGTTGTATCTGCTTTCACATGTTGTTCCATTCCAACAGTCCAAAATTCTCTATTTAAATATTGAATCAAGTATCTATAAAATACACCAGACAACCCGTGCAATGTTGTTTCAACAATAAGTCGTTGGTCACAATATTCATTATAAAGCGAATCAACATAGAACTTTTCAGGTTTGTCAACCTCGCCCGTATAATTGTTTCTGATTGCGGTAATCAACAATCCATTTCCTTGTGCCACATCGGTCTTGTTTGCCGTCACTGGAACACCAAGTTGTGCTGCCTCTGTTGCAGTCAATGCCGTTGTAAATTTAAATGAAATATCATCTTTTTTACTAATGAACCTTGTTTGTTCGTCTGACACATAAACTATGTCTTCATTTTCACCAACGTTTTGCTTTGCGTGGTCAGTCGCAATTTCCACCTTTAAATTTTTAATCCAAATTTGCCCAACATGTGGTAAAATACTTATATAATTTTGTGTCAATGATTCGGATCTGAAATAAGTCGGATGCCTTCTAATACCGTTGTCCCATGTCGTGTTGACAGGTCCAATTATCTTAAACGACATCGCACCACTCAATGCGTCCGTGTCTTTCATTGGGATTGCCATACCCGTCACATCGTTCAAAAACATGTTTGAATACACGTTGTTGTAAATTTTATGACTGTCACCAATCAAAAATTGACCATCATCAATGTTAATTGCTAGATATATGTATGGAAACACGTGGTTGTCATCTGTATCGGATGGGTATTGTGTATTTATTGCGTCAATTTCAGATTGTGTTCTCCAAGTAAATACCTTATCACCGTTGGCATGACTTTCACAACAAATTTTATCGCCTATTTTAAGTTCACATGCAAGCACATCAACATATTTAACGACATCAGTCTTGAAATAACTTGTTTTTTCTCCAATCTTATAATTGAGACGTTTTGCTAATTCTCCTTGAACGATTGGTGGTGACAAATAAATGTTTGCTTCATCACGAGAATCTGTACTATCATTATACCTGTTGTTATAATACAGTTGCATGTAGTAATGTCCCTTCGTATCATCATCAAAAGGTGTCATTCGACCAAACCATTCAAACCCATAATCTGCTTGTTCCCAATAATATTTTAAATGTGTTTTTGCGGTAATGAAGTTGTTTAGTCTACGATTACTTACCAAGAAATCAACATAATTTCCATCACCCCAATGTCCTGTTCTGTTGTCATTTGCGTCTTGTGTATATTGGTTGTTACGTTCCCAATATGGTGTTGCTTCTTCATTATATATATCCGATGCGTGTCTGTCAAATCCACGTACACCCAATGTTTCTTGGTTTGTTGTCATAAGTATTTCACCATTGAACACAAGATAATTAGTTACTTCTGATGCGGCTGGACTGTATGTTGCGTCTGTGTCACCAAGATATTTTATTTCCAAACCACAATTTTGTATATCAGTTGAATTAGGAAACATGGGATGTTGTGTAGTCGTCCAATTTGACGGCCATTTGGTGCTTGTCGGTGATTTCTCATCAACACCATTGCCTTGAATGTTTATGACGATGTATTTATCTGTTATATTGATGTTCTCAATGTTTTGATTATTTTTGTTTGTTACTTTTTCCCCATGACCAAAACCAACTACACCACATGCAAACGGAGTTTCAAACAAGTATTTTAAAAATTGTGCCAAATATTCTGCCCTACCCCCACTGTATGTGATTCTATCATAAACATTCGTACCATTCAGTTTGAATGACCAATTATTTACATCATACAATTGCATCCACCATTCACGTGTCCATGCCTTATCACTGTTTATTTGTGTTTCTAATTTTGCAATGGCATAAAGTGCAAACATTGCTTGACCATCACAGCCATTTGTGCCGTACTCAACCATGTATTTTTGTTTAGGTAAAAATGGTACAAGTTTTTTATCATCAAATGGTGACTCAATTACTGTTTTTAATTCTTCTATTTCATCACGTACTGATATCTGATTATACACGTCTGCAACTGTTATATTGGTGTCATCAGAAGCATACAAATCTTGATTCAAGTTAATCAATGAAAATGTCCACTTTGATTGTGTGCCATCATATATGTTTGTCCAAAATAATCCATTCAATGTTTTTACAGTAATCAAATCATATATGTAATAAATATCATTCATCAGCACAATGTGAAGATTGAGATATTGCAATATTTCATTCAATATTTCTTCATATGTCCAAATATCATCTTCTGATTCACCTAAAACCAACGTCTCACTTACAAACAAATCATCAAAAATTGTGACTGCATCTTGTGATTGATTTACAGCACTTTTTGAACCATCATAATAAATCGTTGCATCGTCTCCTAAAATCATTTCAATGAACCATTTGAACGACCTAATTTGTGCGTTTGCTTTTAAGTTTTCATAGGTGTCAATATCAGTCATGTACCTATTTTCCAACGTACCTAAATAATCAACACAATTTATCTCTATTTCTTCTAATTCGTGTGCAAAGCTTTGTGAATAAGTACACGGTGTTACAACACCCCTAAAAAGAACATTGCTTGAACCTTGTGTAATCACAACACTTGTAGAATCCCAATTGTCACTAAACAAATAATCACCAAGCCATGTTCGTGCCTGTAATGTGATTTTTGCAGATTTCTTTATGATATGTGTGAACGAATCATCCATATCAACAGATATAGTCACTGGGTCATCTGAAAAAAACACATCATCAGACGTATCAATGTTAATGTCTGTTAAATCCTTATCATTTGATATTGTCACCGTTATGGTTTCTTCTTGCCTGTTTTTAAAATGGCCTGTTATAATCATAATGTTTTACCTGTGATTTTTTTATTGTTTCTAAGTGCAAGTAATAGGTCGCTACCACGTACTTTAATGTCACCCGTCACGTTCACATTTGAACCCGACACATTGCCATTATTAATCATATCAAATAATTTTGATTGTTGCCTATTATTTAAAATCATTTCACCACGATTTGCTCTCACCAAAATGCTATCACCCATTGTTGTACTGCCTTCAACAATACCACCTTCAGCAAATGCTTGCAGCGCTGTTGCTTGTGCTTGCACACCTGCCATTATGCCTTGCATCATTCCAACAAGACCTGCTGCAATTCCAGGACCTGCAAATGGTATATAACTATGTGCCATGAATATTTGTGCGGCTGCCGCTTCAATCGCTGCTGCTGCACTTGTTTTTAATGCGGCAGCTTTTGTTTCTTCAACCGCAACGATACCTGCTGCCTCACCTGCATTTACACCCTCCGCAGCTGTTTGTGTTGTTGTCGCAATTGCTTCTTCTGTGCGTATAGCAGCACCAGTTGCTTCAACGGCATTAAGTGCCTCTTTTGCGGTGGTTAATGTTTGTATTATTTGAAGTAGTTCATCAATTCCTTCAACAAATGATTTAATCGTGTCAACGATACCAAAAACTGTGTCAAACACGGCAAAAATTCCTTCAAGTGGATTTTTACATTCATCTAGTTTTTCAATCAAACCTGACACAGAATCATACATCTGACCTAATCCTTGAACGCCATTCTTGATTGAATCATAACCCATGTTGGCAATTTCTTTCTTGTAGTTTTTAATATCATCAAGAATTTCATCAAGTTTGGCAGCTTTCTTCAATTCATTTATCTTTTTAGTTGTTTCATCAATTTCATCTTGATAAATATTGAATGTTGTTGTATCATCAATCTTGATGTCAAACTCTTTCATTATCTTCTGTTTTTCAGAAAGATATCGTATTTCTTCATTTATCTTATCAATATTTGATGTCTTGTATGAGAATGTAAGGTCAATAGGTTTGATGTCCTTTACTTCAACACCATTTTGTGCCATTTTCTGTGTTGAATACAATTTGGCAAGTTCCTTTGCTTTTGCAATCATCTTATCTTGTGTGTCAAGATATTTGGCATATTTTTCTGGGTCACCAAACGGGTCAACATGTGTGTTTGATGTATAATCAGCGAGGTCTTGTATCGCCTTATCAAGTCGTTGTTTTATTTCTGTACTACTATTGTCTTCTATACCACGTATCCTGTTATTCAAAATTCTTTCAAGTTCATCAGATTGCGCCGTAATGTCTTTTAATCTATTAATCCACACCAACCATTCTTCACTACCAACACGCTGTGTTTGCAATATTTTCTCTATTTCACTCTTACAATCCTTGAGTGCCTTTTCAGAACCTGATTTTGACATTTTTTCAAGATAATCATATATGCTTTCATTCAGCTTACTGATTTCATCGTTTATCTCTTTATATTCATCAGATTCAGGTTCAAGATATTGTAATATGTCTTCTGCCAACGTCTTTGCTTCGTTCAATCCTGTAAGTGTCCTTCTGTCTATTAATTCAAGTTTTGATTTCTTTGCACCAAGAATGACGGCATTCAATGAAGTAAATTTTTGTGCGAAATCACCACTTTTGTGGTCAAGTTCCTTTAAGTCATCTTCTGCCTTACGAATTACATTATCACAACCTTTTATCGTTGACAATAATGTGTTCATCTCTTTTGAAGAGTTTTTGACTGATTTTGAACCAGCAGTCATTGCCTTTTTCATTGTGTTGTTGTTAAACAACTTATTTGTGTCAATGCCGTTGTCCTTGAATTCTTTTAAAGCATCATTTAATTCAGCATAAGATTCGCCCAATCCCTTTGTAAAGAAGTCCATTTTTGGGCCATTCTCGAATGCTTTTTTAGCTGCATCAAGCACTGCATCTGCGACTTGTTCTGCCGTTACACCAGCCGCCAACTTTAAGTCTTGTGCACTTGGTTGCAACCAACTTGCCACCAAATCATCAACACCATGTTCATGTGCAAGTCCAAGTTTGTTTAAACTTGAATAATCTACTTTTAAGTTCAATTCTTCAAGGTCACCAACATCAATCGTCTTGCCCTCTGCAAGTCTCTTTTGTATATCAGCAACCTTTGCGATTATTCGTCCATACTCACTTTGAATTGCAGCAGCAAAAGCGGCCGCTTTTGCTTCCGCATTGTACTTCTTTACCATTACGGGCGCAAGGTTACCCAACACCTGTTCTGCAGTTGCTTGGTCGTATAAATTTACATTTGCATTTTTACATACCTCATCAAAGTTTGACATTGATGATTTCATCTTATTAAGGTCACCATCTGCATTTTGGAATTCGTGCTGTAATATTCGCAATGATGATATTTGTGTTGCCAACTTGTCTGACTGTTTGTCCATTTGCTCTGCCACTGATGCCATTGCCTCGCCTTTCAATCGTTCTGCTTCAGTGACATCGTTATTTGCATCTACCCACAAATAAATACCAGCACATAATGCAGCAATCGCAGCAGCCGCAAGTACATAAGGATTTGCCAAGACGGCTGCGTTTAAGGCTAATTGCGAGACTGTCGCAGCACCTGTTGCCGTTGTGTTTGCTGCTTGTGCTGCGGTATTCTTCATCAATGAACCACTTAATAATTTAGTTCTTAAATCTCGTAGACCAGTCATCAATGCAGATTGTGATTGTAGTGCGTTGCCTATACCTATAACCGTGTTCGTAACAGCCTGTATGGTGTTCATCACAGTAAGTGCTCGTGTAAATGATTCAACATTGCCACCGCACATACCAACAACACCTGCAAGACCTTGCATACCTGAACTTAACACTCCAATACCTTGACTTGCAGCATCCCAACCAGCAGTGTCAGATGCCATATTCTTAATTTGTTCTGATATGTCACCTTTGAGGTCTTGCAATTGCGATGCTGCATCCTTTGCCATATCAAGTTGTGCTTTTAATTGAACACCAAAATCTGATTGTTTTGCTTCGGCTGATAATTGATTATATGCTAACGCAAGGTCCATTACAGCTTTCTTTGCCGTTCTAAATGAACCATTCAATGATTGAACACCTTTTCCTGATGCGCCTATTTCCCTTGAAAATGCGGATGCGGCAGAGGCCATTTGTGTTAAATTCTGTTTAAATCCTTGGTCCTCCGCCGTTATTCCTATTTTTAATGTGCTTGCCATTCGTATGTCAAGATTGTTTTTGTTTTAGTTTGTTTCCTAACATTTTTCCAGCCGTTTTCAAATGTTCAATCTGCTGATTAGTGATTTCAATTTCATGGTCATCATAATCATCATCTGTCGGCAATGGAAGTATGTCTTTTGGGGTTTTGCTTGAACCCCTTTTCATATATGGTATCATGCTTGAATACATCTGTAATCTCGTCATTTCCCATTCGTGTTTGTGGGAATAATCAATATTTGCCATCAACAAATCTAATTCCCAATCTCGCAAGTCGTCCATGAAATATTCGTAACTAATCATCTTATTCGTGATAACAAGATATTTAAGATATTCATGGACGACTCTTAGTTTTTTGATTTAATCTTCTCACTTGTTTTTGTATCTTTTACTTCTTTTGTGTTGGCATCTTTTAAATCAATGTTTGCCGTTAATTGTGATGTGAACCATTCACTAAAATCAGCCATCACCTTTTGTGCGTTTTGTGTGTCTAACCAATCCATGAACTCGTCATAGGTAATAGTTATGTCAAGTTTGTTCTTTTGAATTGTCGCAATGATTGAACTATATAACAGAACAATCAAAGATGTGTAAGAAGACGCATTCTCAAAATTAAGAGATTTGCCCATTATGTTTTCATAAAGGATGTACATTCGCATGCTGTAATGTAAATCAAGTTCAATGTCTTTAATTTTTATCTTCATGGTTTTTAATGTGTCTTTTATAAAAATAAACTATTTATATCAATATAGCAAAAATGGACGTGAATTTTTACTTCCACGTCCATGAAGATATGATGAAGATAAAAAGAAAGTTGTGATGATTTCATCACCACTTTTCTTATATTCAGGTTGCTATCTGATAATCACATTGTGCTTGTGGATAATATGTTGCCATATCTGTTCCTGATAAGAAATCTTCCACAGTTGAAGCGTTGTGCAAGATGAAGCTTTGATAACCGATGTTGCCAAATGCAAGTTCTTCACAAAATGGTGCCTTCTCTGTGTAGAAGTGGAATGTCTTCGTTGACGCATGAGAGTCAACAAGGAATGCTCTTTCATTTACACGATATAATGAAGAACCAAACCAAACGTTTCTCATTGCTAAGCAACCATCAAATGCACTGAACAGCACATAATCACATGCATCGCCTAACACGATATCTTCAAGTCTTACACAATTCAAGAATGAACTGCTGTTGACATGTTTAGCATTCAACCAGTTACGGCTATTGCCTGAAGCATAGTTCACATGTGTAAGTGAGTTACAGTTGCTAAAACAGCCATTACCATAATTAATAGCATTAGGTCCAGGAATAGATATTTCTGTCAACGAACTGTTGTTGAATGCGTATTGACCAACATTATATATTGTGTTAGATGTCTCTACCGTGTCAACTGTGGTCACATCGGAAAACATTTGCTCTGGAATTGAAGGATCACTTAGGTAATAGATGAAGTAATGTGAAGTGTTTGGTGTTGCATCGTGTAACTTGCCATCTGACATATCTATTTGAACAGGTGTTCCACCTTCAGGACATACCCATGCTGAATTGATGTACTGATATGCTCTCATATTGAACAATGTCATTCCTTCGATGTCATCATTATATGTGACCTTAATGGAATAATCAGTTATTGTATTGTCAACTTTCTTCAATGCGCCATTGCCTGTCAATGTTAATGAAAATGTTGCATTTTCACCTGTGTTTGCGTTGGTATTTAACGATGTAATGTAAGCATATCCTGAATAATATTCTGTTTCAGGCAGCCATCGTGTCACACTACCACCTGTCGTGGTGAGTCCGTTTTTATCATAATTTTTGACTTCACCCCATGCAAGATGAATTTTTTGATTTGAAATCATTTTTGTGAACAACGAATCAAAATCATTGTCAGTATACAAACATTCAGCCGTCAATTCCCATGTGATGTTGCCAACAGCAGTTGAACCCC